TTAAAAGTAGCAGAAAGATTAGCTCACAAAGAAAATATAGCTACATCATATAATGAAATAGCAGAAATTGTATTAACTTATAATAAAGGCTGGAAATATGAGGGAGAAGAAATGATTGAATTAATAGATGAAATATTATCTGTTAAAGAAAATATAATAAAAAGTTTAAATTCAATACAAAAAGATTTATCATTTTAATAACTAAAAACAAATAATTATGCCAAATTATTGCTGGAACCACCTAGAAGTAACAGGTGACAAAAAACAACTACATAAATTTGTAGAAAAATCTAAAAGTGCTCATAAAGAAAGAGAGTTTTCATTTGAAGGTACTCTACCGCGTGGTGATCGTAAAGACTGGTGCGACTGGAGTATAGAAAATTGGGGAACTAAATGGGATGCATGTGAGCCATATATATGTCATTGTGATATAGATTACTTTGCTGTATCATTTCAATCAGCTTGGTGTCCTCCTATAAACTGGATAGATAATATATTAAAAGACTTTCCTGACTTACGCTTTACACTAGAATACGAAGAAACAGGTATGTGCTTTGGCGGAAGATTAACAGCACAGCATGATAAGATATGGGAAGATGATAATTGGGATCTTGATCAAGCTTCAGAATGCTGTGAAGGAGAGGTAAACTGGGATCACGAAGAGCTTGAGCAACAATGTCTAATATGTGGAGATGAGTGTGAAACAATAAGTATTAACGCAAGTCAAGTTAGGCCTGCACAAATTAAAATAAATGAGAATAAAAAAGATAGGTAAAAGAGTTTACAATTCTTACTCGGAGTGGCGTAGTTATATAACAAAACAAAGAGAAATAAATATTATGCAAAAGAAATTAGTACCTGCTGTAAACAAGTTAATAGAAAAACTATATAGTGTTAATAATGTTTACTTAGGAGAAAAAGGATTATATCATGAAATGGAAAAACTTAGAAACAAAACTAATGATATAAAAAAAGAAATAATAAGATTTATAAACTTAAAACAATTTAAAAAATGAGCAAAATGGAAACAACAACTATATCATTTAATGTTAGCAAAACTGTTAACATAGGTAACTTTGAGGCTATTAAAATTAATTACGGTCAAAGTATTACTGTAGATCCTACAAGATCTATTGAAGAGCAAAGAAAAGAGCTTATAAAAGAATGCTACAAAACTGTAAAAGAAGAAACAGCATTGTGGACCCTTAAAAGCGTTTCACATGTTGATAGTAAAAAGAATAGAACAACTTATAAAAGCAAAGTAAATGGCTAGAAAACTTATAGATCAAGTAGATGATGCATTTAATTACTTTAACGGATTTAGATTAGAAGAGTTAAAGTCTGACGATGTATACTATATAAATGCGTTAATGAAATATATAGAAGTTTTGGAATTAAAATTAAAAAACAAATGAAATCAAATCAAATGTATAATATGCTAGGAGACTGGTACAAAATATTAGGTATCATATTTCAATCAGAAAACTTTACAAAATTAACTGATCAACACAGAAATAACACAACTGAGTATACGGTTTATCCAGAAAAAGGTAGAACATTTAAGGCTTTCAAAATGTGTCCTCTAAAATCTTTAAAAGTTGTTATACTTGGACAAGATCCATATCATGATGGTAGCGCAACAGGATTAGCATTTGCAAATAATGGTGGTAGAGTTAGTCCTAGTTTGCGCAACATAATACAAACAGTTAAAAATGATTTTGGAGATGTATATGTAAATCCAAATCTAGAAAGCTGGGCAAAACAAGGCGTATTATTATTAAATACCGCTTTAACTGTAGAGAAAGGTAAGGCTGGATCACACATAGATTTGTGGATGCCATTTACGAGAGATCTTATAACTAGTCTTTCTATATATAAACCAGATCTAATATGGGTCTTATGGGGTAAGAAAGCACAAGACTATGAAAAGCATATTATGTATCCAAATGGACATACTATACTAAGAGCTCCTCATCCTGCCGCAGAGGCGTACTCTGGTGGTAAGGCTGGCTTCTTTACATGTGGACATTTTAAGAAAATTAATGAAAAATTAGAAAAGCCTATAGAGTGGGGTGTAAAACAACAAATAACAATTTAAATTAAATTATAATGAGTGTAAAAAGAAATAAAGCAGATATAGAAAAATACTGGACAGATAAAGTTGCTAAAAATCTAGTTGGTAGAACAATAACAAAAGTAGAATATATTGGAGATGATGAGATGGAAGATAACATGTGGTATAAAAAACCTATAGCTATACAATTAGATAATAAAGAATGGTTAGTACCTGTGATGGATGATGAAGGAAATGATGGAGGAGCAATATTTACTTCATTTAAAGAGTTACAAACAATACCAGTAATATTTTGAAACCATATCTTCTTAAAAAAATTATACCAGGCTACAAGCTAAGTCCAAATCACAAGGACAAAAAGCTTGTGGCTCTGCCGTATAAATACAATGGTACAAAAATACTTGTTGAACATAGTGACAAGAAAATGATTATAGATCAAGACACTCCACTACTTGGAGAACAAACATTTGCTGATAAATTTGGTAGAGATAAAACATATACTCTTTACTATTATCAATGGCAACCTAGTAAAAATCAAATAAAATTAGAACTATGACAGCATTAGATGTAGAAAAATACATATGCAAAACATATGGAAAAGAAGCATTAAAACACGATCCTCATGCATTAGCAGAGGCTATAAATCAAACACAACAGGATATGGATTATTCTGATGAGTGGGATTTATTTCACTTGTTAATTGAAAATAAACCAATACCATCTTTGCATACACATAGTTATGGATTTCATACAAGAAATGGTAGAGGTATAATAGAAAGAATTAAAAGTTATTATTATGAAAACATATGAAGTAGCAATTAGCAGAACCTACACAAGTCGTATAACATTAAAATTTCCAGATGATGGTAGAAATCATATGGATATTATTGATGAAAAAATATCAGCAGGAGATCAAGATATATGGGATCTAATAGCTGAAAAAGAATTAGAACAAATGGAGGTAAGTGATGAAAATTGGGAAATTAGTGAATTAAAAAAATAAATAAATAAAATTATGGGACAATATTTCAAACCAGTATCGGTAGACAAAATGCAATCATTATACTCACATGACTATGGTAATTTATCAAAGTTAATGGAGCATAGCTATATAGGCAATGATTTTGTAAAAGTAGCAGAATATCTTTTATCTCCAAAAGGTCAATGGCACATGCACAGCTTTGTATGGGCAGGAGACTATGCAGATAATGAAATAGATAAAGATAATAATTTGTTTATGTTAACAGAAGATAAAGAGTTAAAAATCAAAAATATACCACAAGAAAATATTGGTAATTTTATAGTAAATCATACACAAGAACAATATGTAGACAAATCTATTTGTCCTACAGACGAAGAAGGATGGTGCGTACACCCTCTTCCCTTATTGACTGCAGATGGTAATGGTAGAGGAGGCGGAGACTATCGTTTGCACAATGCCTGGGTAGGATCATGGGCAAAAGATGTTATATCAGTAGAAAAAGAAGCTCCTAAAGATTATACAGAAATAGTACCTAACTTTAAAATGGATTAATTATGAACACAGAACAAATTTTAAAACAATACAATTTAGATTGGAACGTAGTTAAAAAACCATTATTTTATGATGGACAAGTAGGCAATACATTTGGTGTAATGAATGTAGAACAAAAATCAACCCCATATTATGCATTGGTAAGAGAAGATACTGGAGAGGTATTTAACTCAGTATCAAAAGCTTACGAGCCTACACAAAATTATACTATCATAAATACTTTGCAAGAAATTGCAGGACAAAATGATTTAGTTATAGTAAAAGCTATGGCTATAAATGGTGGTAGAAAAATTATTGTACAAATGAGAAAACCAGAAGGTCATAAAATATCCATAGGAGATGAACAGACAGAACAATATGTGTATGCTGTAAATGGTCATGATGGTTCTTCATCGTTAAAATTTGGATTTATAAATAAAGTCATATCTTGTCAAAATCAATTTGCATGGTTATCTGGCAACTCCTTTTCTGGTTATAGACATACAAAATCTATACAAGATAAAGTCAAAGATTTGCCAAAAATAATTAACTTTACAGATCAAGAAGATAAAATTATAGATCTACAATATATGAGCAAAACTACCGCAAGTGCTAGTTTAATCAATGATTTAGTAGATTATCTTGCTAAAACAGATAAAGAGTTACCAATATCTTCTAGAAAAGCAAATATAGTTAGAGATTTGTCTGCTTGTATTTATACAGAAACAAATAGAATATCTAATACTTTATGGGGTGTGTTAAACGGTGTTACATTATATACAACACATTATAAATCTACACCTAATAGAGATTTTGGTAAAGAAGAATCTATATATACAGGATCATCTTCTAAAATGAATAATAAAGCTTTTGATTATCTTAAAAGTTATATTATAAATAATTAAAACAAATAAAGATGGGGGTAGGTGCGTGTGGCCATGGAATGATAACTAACGCGTAGCGGTTATTACTACCCCCTTCTTTTACTATTATTAATAAAAAAAATAAATATATGAAATTAATAGTGTTAGATTTTTTTAAAGACATTACTTATTTGTATACTCTTGACGAAAGAATAGATGATACAGATGTAGATGCTAAATTGGTAGAGATGGGACACAACCCTAAAAATTGTCAATGGATGCTAACTAAAAATGAAATTATAATTAAAGAAAATTGGAAAAAACCTATACAATCATGAATTATGATAAATGGAAGCTTAGTAACCCAGTAGATGATGGTTATGGGTACAACATGGTAAGTAATTGCTGTGGAAAAAGAGTAGACGAATCAGAATGTATATGTACATATTGTGGTGAAGGGTGTGAAGCTATAGAAGATTACGAATATGAAGCCATACAAAAAGAAAATTATTTAGAAGATAGAGCAGACGAAGAAAGATATAGTAAATAATTATATATTTGTTAGTTAAAACAAAAAATTATGGAATTACACGAAATTGAAGAATGTCTATTAGGTAAAATTATAGTAGAACCTAAACTATTAGACAAATATGCAATATTACTACACAAAAATTTATTTTATGATGATTTTAACAAATCAGTTTATCATGCTATAGATGATTTGCATAGTAAAAATAGAACGATAGATATTCTTACAGTTTCTAAGCTAGTTAAAGGAGAAAATGTTGCTTATCATCTATCAAAAATGACTGATAGGGCTTTTAATGTAATAGAAACATTTACATGTATAGGTATATTATCAGAAGAATATCAAAAAAGAACTTTAGTTACTGCTGTACATGATGTAAGTAATAAACTTTCTAATCATGAAGAACTAGAGCTTATTGTAAATGATTTAAATACAGCTATAAACAAAGTACAAATAGGTACACCTGAAAAGCTAAGTGATCTAAAAACACAAGTAACACATTTCTTAAAAGATGTAGAAACAAGAATGAACACAGAAGGTTTGTTAGGTATAGCATCTGGATTTAAAGATATAGACAGATTTACAGGTGGCTGGCAAGAAACAGACTTAATTATTGTAGGTGGTGCATCATCTATGGGTAAAACTAGCTTTGCTTTAGCGCTAGCATACAATGCGGCTAAATATACCAATACAGCTTCTGTTATATTTTCTTACGAAATGTCTGCTTTACAATTATTAAGAAGAATAGCTTCTATGGAATCTGGTATAAGTAATAGATATATAACTAATGGTACTTTGAACATGGACGAACTAAAAAAATTACATAGTTCTGTAACAGAAATACAAAATTTACCATTATTTATAGATGAAGCTAGTATTACATCTTTAGCTTATTTAACACATAGAATAAAAGAATATGCTAAAAATAAAAATGCTAAACTTGTAATGATAGATTATTTACAGCTAGTTAGCTCTAAAAACAAATCTGGTAGCAGAGAACAAGAAGTTAGTAAAGTGGCTAGAACCTTAAAAAATCTAGCTAAAGAATTAAACATAACTATTATTGCCCTAAGCCAACTAAATAGAGGCGTAGGTATGCGTAATAATAGTAAACCAACATTATCTGATTTAAGAGAATCAGGCGAAATAGAACAAGCTGCAGATGTAGTTATGCTTATATATCGTCCTGAATATTATGGTATAGAATACAACGACAATGGTAATGAAAGTAAAGGTACAGCTAACATTATATTTGCTAAAGGCAGAAATATAGGTGTTGGCGAAGTTACCTTAAAATTTATAAGTGAAATAACTAAATTTATTGATTATGATTAAAATAAGTAAAATAGGTAAGTACCCTATAATATCACTAATAATACTAGCGTCTATTATTTTTATACTAGGCCCTGTATTATTTTCTGTTATATTGGCTGGTATTATTGTATTGCCAATATATTTAGCTGTTCAATTATTGGGAGATAAAGATTAATTTTATATCTTTGTCTTACATGGAACAAAAGAAAATAGAAAAATCTAAACTTAAATCTATTGTTGCAGAAATTGCACACGATTTAGGAATTGACAAAAAACTTGTAAGACAAGTATTACTTCTAACATTTAAAGAAATAGCTATAACATTATTACTAAAAGGTAAGCCTGTAATGATTAGAAGATTTGCAAAATTTGTAGTTGCAGCAGCATCTATAAGAAAAATTAGAAAAACAAAACAAAAAGAAAAACAAAAATGAATTTAAACGATCTAAAAAAAGAAATACCATACAAGTGGCGTGTACAGTCCACTAAGTTTGGAAAAACTACCTGTGTAGCGTATATTGACGCTAGAGACTGCATGGACATATTAGATGAAGTGTGTGGTCCAGAAAACTGGCAAAGTATATTTTACGAAGCAAGCGGATTATTGTTTTGTAAAGTAGGTATATATTGTCCAGAAACTGGGGCTGAAGAATATGGTAAATGGGTATGGAAATCAGACACAGGATCAGAATCTAATGTAGAAAAAGATAAAGGTCACGTATCAGATGCATTTAAACGTGCATGTGTAGAGTGGGGTATAGGTAGATTTTTGTATAGATTACCAATACAAACTTTAACTACAAAACAATGGAAGGGTAAAGACTATCCATATGCACCTGAAAAAGATAAAATTATATTTGATGGAGATACACTAACAAAGTATATTAACTGGAAAATTAAAAACAATAAATAATGGCAAATGATCCTATAAACGAAAAGTATGCTTCTGCATTACCTAAAAACAGTATAAACACACCTATAGTAAAAACTGTAGAAGAATTGACTGTAGAATTAAAAATTGCTAATACTGATAAACATAGGTTGCAAGCATATAATGAGTCCTTAAAACACCATATTATGGACTTACAAGAGCAAATAAATAATATAAAACAAATATTAAATAGAAAGAAAGATGATACTACCATTTAATTTAAACACTACAACACAAACTAAAGCAAAAGGAGAAAAGTTTGAATACATACAGCCTGGATCACATGAATGTGAAATTACAGGTATAAGCACATCAGAACAATTAGAAGACTATAAAGGCTCACCATTTATAGATTTTAAAGTAAAAAGTAATCAAAGAATTGGTAAATGTAGATTTTGGGCGGTAAAAGAATCTGACAAACCATCTACAAAAGAATGGAAAACGAAAACTTTAAAAGACTTTTTAATAAATGCAGGAGTTAGAGATTTTAGCGATGATAGCAATGCTATGAATGACGCTATTGGTAAATCTTTAATGATAGCATTTATATCTGAAGAGTATATAGGTGTTAATAGAGAAACACAAGAGCCTGTAATTAGAACAGCTATAAAATATAGATGGTCTGCTAAAAAAGGAGGTAAGTGTACATACAACCAAAACATGAATCAAACATTATCTGATGTAGATATGGCTGATTTTAGTACACGACACAGTGAATGGAGTAAAGCAAATTCTGCGGTTAATAATACAGAAGAAGATGAAGATATGCCATTCTAAATAATAAGAGATAACAAATCCCTAGGGTAAATGTAAGTGCGACAAGTCGTGGTAATTACCCAAGGGTGCAACTCTTACAATTTTACTATATTTGCAATATGGACGAAATTTTTATAGCAGGAAATGTCCCATCTAGCAAAAATGGTAAAAGATGGACAGGTAAGTATTTAATACATTCAAAAACAGTAATGAACTATATAAAAAATACAAAACAAGATTGGCTAGACAATAAAGATAAATTTTTACAATTATTAGAAAATAAACAAGCCCCATATAAAATTAAATTTACATTTGTTAGAAATAGTAGAAGAAAATTTGATTATATAAATCCTTGTCAAACTGTTCAAGATCTTATGGTTAAATATGATTATATACAAGACGATAATTGTGATTATATTTTACCTTGTTTTGGTAAATATAAACATGATAAAAATAATTCTGGAGTTATAATAGAAGTACTATGATAAGAGATAAATATATAAATAATTTTATATTAGATTACTGTAATTTAGTAAAAACTACTAAAGAAGCAATTTGTTCTAAATGCAGAAAAAGAGATACTGTAGAAAAACGTATGGTAATAGCACATTTTTTAAGAAAAAAAATTAAAATGTCTTATCAACATATAGGTAATATATTAAATAAACATCATGCAACAATAATACATTATAAAGGATTAACAAGTGATATGCTAGAAATATATCCACATATTAAAACTTTATATAATTTAGCTAATCAAGCTTACGACATGAATAAAGAAACTTTATATATATCTTATGGAGAACCTAGTGTATTACAGAAAAAAGAAAGAGAGCTAATAGATATTCTCTTAGATAAAAACAAACAACTACAAGATAAAATAATTAATTTAGAAAAAGAATTAGATGGCAACAAAAACTAAAAAAGAAAAAATTAAAATAATGGGCAAAGAGTATAAGGTAGACTCTATTGTAAATGAAACCTTAAAAAATATGTCTAGCGCATTACATTCACATGAAGTAGCTTTGCTAAGCTGGGTTCATAAAGACTATAAAGGTGCAGACACAAAACAAGAAAAAGAATTATTTAGAAAAAGTTTACATGATTATTGTATGCAAATACCTGACGCAGTAAACATACTTGTAAGAATGCAAGAATTAGACGAACAAACCGAAAAAGAAAAAGAAAATCAAAACAAAGAAGAGAAAGATAAGGGAGCAAAAGAATAATTTACTACTTTTGTAGAACTTTTCTCGTCCATAGTTTATATGGTTTTTTGTTTTGTGTGTGTTAGAGCCTTCCTTCGGGAGGGCTTTAATACAAATACAAACAATAAATATGCAATTAATAGAAAATCACAACTTAACTCACGACACATACTATACTGATAACGAATATGTATCTAACAGTATGCTGAATAATTTATCTGGTAAATCACCAGAATATTTTAGGTTTATAATGGATAATCCACAACCACCTACAGCTTCTATGAAATTTGGATCAGCATTACATATGAATGTATTACAACCAGAAGAATTTAGTAAACATTATATAGTTTCACCAAAATTTGATAAAAGAACTAAACAAGGTAAGGCAGATTATGCAGAATTTATAAACAATAATATGTTTAAAACAGTTATAACAGAAGAAGAATATTTGCAAATAACACAAATAACTGATAAACTTAGAAATGATGAAGACGCTAACCTAATGCTTACACAAGGCACTAAAGAACATATAATAGCGTGGAACAATGAAGAATATGATATTAAGTGTAAAGGCATGCTAGATGTTTATAGAAGAGATGATATTTTAGGTCACAACTATATAGTAGATCTTAAAACTACACAAGATAGCTCATATTATGGTTTTTCTAAATCTATGAAAAAGTTTAAATACTATAAGCAAGCTGCTTTCTATATGGACGCTATAAAAGCAACAGAATTTTACATTGTAGCTGTAGAAAAAAATCCACCTTATAGCATTAACATAATACAGATAGGTCATGATTTGCTAGACAAGGGTAGAGAAATGTACAATAATGATTTAGAAATATATAAATATTGTAAAGAAAACAATTATTGGCCTACCCAAGGATATGACTATACAGATAAAACATCTGAAAGAATTATACACATAATGAATGATGACATATTATGAATCCAAAATATAAAGATAATTTTATAAAATACTTACTAAAGTTAGTTCCTGATAATATAAATCAGGAATTTAACTTTGAAGTAACACAAGACAAAACAGGATATATAAGAATTAACAATAATAATATTGAGTCTGTTTATTTGGTTTGCAGGCCAAAACAAAACTCTAATTTACAAGGAGAAATATTTATAAAATACAAATTTACAGATAAAGAAGAATTTGAGTTTGATAAAATTTATTATCGTCCTGATGGTCATAATGAATATAGATATAATAAGGATTTAAAAATAGATGCAATATATTTAAGAGGTTACGCTATATTGCCACAGTTAGATCCTTATACAAAAAAACATTATTTTGAAATACTAAAAGAATGGGAAAAATTAGATACAATATTAAATAAAAATAATGATTATATATCTATGTATCAAACTGTAAAAAATAATAATAAAGTAAAAATATCTTATGTTATATCTGGATCAAGATATGGTAAGAAATCTAAAAATCTTACAAGTAAAACTATTAAAATTATAAAAAGTATAACAGATAATTTTACTATTGAAAATAGTATATACGGAACTAAAGGAGAGTATAAAGATAATAACATTATTAAATCTGATCCTACATATCTTATAGTTTACGATACAATAGCAGAAAACATACACAATAAATTAAACAAGAATAAAAAATGAAAAATTCAGTAGTATTTGAAGGAGGTATTGATAAAGTTAGTACCTTAGCAGACGGGAGTTTACGTTTATTTATAGGCACTCCTGAACTAGCAAACGAAACTATGGTTAATGTTTTTAACTTAATAAAAAAACCTGGTTATGTATTAATATCAACTAATTCTATTAATCAAGAACAAATAGATGCAGTAGAAAAAGCTACAACTAATACCGAGTTTAGTGAAAAAACACCAAGCCAAAGAATGAGAGCTGTACTATATAAATTATGGGAAAAAACACAACCTAAGACTCTTAATGGAGATACTGGTGAAATGGAATATATAGAATTTGATTTGTTCTATAAAAGACAAATGAATAAAATTATTGATCACTTTAAAACTAAACTAGACTAATGACAGAACATAACAAATATTATTATGAAATAGGTAGAAATGGATATGTAGCAGACACTACAACAGACAGTAGAATACCTTCTTATTACGTAGGCAAACATTACAAATATGAAGCTAGAAAAGTAGTAGAAGATTTTAATCTTTCATACAACTGCGGGACTGCTGTTACTTATCTTTTGCGTGCAGACCGTAAGCATAGTACTCCTGTTGATTGTATAAAAAAAGCAATAGCGCATTTAGAATTTGAACTAGAAAAGTTACAAAATGAAAGTAAAGAAAATAAAGAGAAAGACATTTAAGATAAGACCATCTGGTAGATCTACAGACTTTATATCTCCTAGTTTTGGTTATGGGTGTTTGTATAACTGTTCTTATTGTTATATGAAACGACACAGACCACATGGCTTAGATATAGCCACTAATACAGAAGATATACTTACTGAAATAAATAGTCATGTTATGTTTGCCGAAGTAGATAAACCAAATCAAACACATAAAGAATACATAACATATGACATAAGCTGTAATGAGGATTTTTCACTACACGCTAAATATCACGAATGGGAAAAAATATTTACATTTTTTAAAAATCATCCTGTTGCTATGGGTAGTTTTGCTACTAAATATGTAAATCCTGATTTTATATTTTTTAATCCTAATGGTAAAATTAGAATTAGGTTTAGCTTAATACCACAATCTAAAGCAGATATACACGAGCCTAATACATCTAAAATTATAGATCGTATTAAAGCTATTAATGTATATGTAAAAGCAGGATACGATGTTCATGTAAATTTTAGTCCTGTAATAGTTTATGATGGTTGGCTTAATGATTATTATAGATTATTCCAAATGCTTAATGACTACGTTGATTCGGCCATACATGCAAACGTTCTGTCGGAAGTTATATTTTTAACACACAACGAGTCTAGGCATTTGGTTAATAATAAAAATAACCCTATAGCAGAAAAAGATTTATGGACACCTAACGTGCAAGAATCTAAAATATCACAGTATGGTGGTAAAAATATTAGATATAATTACAAACTTAAAAAGGAATATATAAAAGATTTTGTAAATTTACATAATAAAATTATTCCTTGGAATACAATTAGATATATATTTTAACATGGGAAAACAAAACGATCAATTATTAAAAAACATAGAAGAGTATGACAAAAAAAAGAAAGCTGAACAGCAAGAATCCAAAGTACGGAAATCAAAACCAAACACAGGAAAAGACAATAAAACGAAAAGAACTCGCTTGTACCACATCTAACGGTGTACAAGTTTATAAAGTTTGGTACAATTAATATGAGAACACAAGATAAAATTAGATATTGGGAGAAATACAAACGTTATTTATACAAATGTATTAACGTTGTAGTTTAATATACCTTGCAAACCATTTCTTCTACTATATATAAAAGCTTGTGCTTTTTTAATGTTACCTATAAAGCCTTTGCTATCATGCCAATAATCAGTTGCAGACATAGAGGATAAATTTCTAACAGTTATACCGTTAAGTTCTTCTATGGCCTGTAACTTAGTAGCTTTATTAGTATGATAATGACCTCTATGTACTTCAACATAGTCTACATTACTCCATAAATTTTTAAATCTTTGTGATATAATACCTGGCAAATCATTTGTTTTAGGACCATCACCATGATCAGATATTATTAAATTGTTACCATAAGGTAATGCCTTCATCAAACAATCACTATTATCTACTTTTACATTTTCATTGTTTTCATAATACAATTCTAATGTATCACCTAAATGCATAACAGATTCTCTGTCGTGATTACCTGGTATAACCATAACATGTACGTCTGCTATTTCTGATAATCTATCTATAGCTTTTATCATTAATTTTCTAGCAGAACGATACATATCTATATGATAATTACTATTAAACTGCGGAGTCCCTTTTGTTGTTGCTGGTATAGGCCAATCACCATCTGAGTTTAATAAGTCTTGTCCTACAATAAAAAGTATCTTATCTATATAATAACCCTGCGCACGATATAAAAGGTGCTCTATGGCGCTTAAAAGACGCTTATAAGCTATTTTAATACTATATTTATCATTCTTAATACCTATTTTACCTAAATGCAAGTCAAATGCTGATATTTCTAGTAAATGTAAATCCTTTCTGTCTTCTGGTCTTTTTCTATCTTTTTTTGCAACTAAAGGAGATAAATTGCGTAAGTCTTCTATAAGTTCCTCTTTTATTTTTTTTAAATTAACTTCTGGTTTAATTCTTTTTAAAAAAGCTTTAGTTCTAAACATAGTAACTGTAATAGGTTTTCTGTCATTATCAAAACCTGTTACCTCGTAAGTTCCTATATCGTATTTTTCTACTTCCCATAAATCTAAATCTACTTGACATGCTGCTAATAGATCTTCTAAAGATTTTACTCTTGTACAATTTTCCGCTGTTACTACAGCTTTATTTTTTGTTTCTTGGAAATTTAATACTTCTTTTTCTCCTGGTTCTACATCAGGATTTCTTTCTCTCAATCTTCGTGCTACTGTTCTTATCTGCTCATAATTAGTTCCAAATTTTTTTGCTGTGTCTGCGTATTTACTACGCATTAAGTGTGGGTTTTCTAAAAGATATTCCCTAATTTGATCATTTAAAGACATTGTTTTATTGTTTAATTTTCTTCAACACCATAACCATGTTGACTATGTAATGTTAAATTTACTGGAACAAGCTTGCGCTTTGACCTACGCCCAGAAATTTTATTAACTACTTTATTAACAATTTTTGGATTAGTAAAAATTTCACCTTTATTGTACCCTTTTACTACAACATTATCAATAGTAATTTTATTTTTTCTTGCGTCTTGAAAAACCCAACTACTTAGCCATATAGGTACACAATATTCAGACATTAATATTTTTTTATAGTAGTAATTTCTGGACCTGCACCACTAATAACTGCATAAAAATATATAGTATTCCCAATGTTACTAAAAGATTCTATAAGGCCATAAGACCCTATGGATATACTGCTATCTGTAGGCATATTTTCTACTACCAATCTATACATATCTCCTCCTTTAGTGTCTTCAACTACATCACCTGTAGTTCCTCCTCCTGTATATGAAAACGTCATATCTGCTATAGGGGATGTACTCCAATATAAAGATACTATTGAAGATGTATCATCTGAATTATAATGATTAATTAAAATGTCTAGCAAAGACTGTCCAGGTAATAATGTAGTAAAATTATATACTGTTTGTATTGCAGGAAATTTAAATCCTTCTATATGTGTTTTAACCTCTCTATTAATTTCTGCTATAGTATTAGCAGTTTCGTCTATTCTATTAACAGATTTAACTTGTTCTGCTAATATTGATCTTTTTTGCTGTGTATTTTGCATAGAAGAATAATCTATACTTGTGTTTGCATTTTGTACAGTTTGTCTTCTTACATATTTTGATCTTACAGATTCTCCTTTAGCACCATATTTATCTTTTATTATAGGCATATTATATTATTTTATTATGTTAAGGTTACTAGTCCACCATATACAATATCACTAGTAGCTGTAACCGTTACTCTTATCGCTAAATAATTTGTAGCATCAGAAGCTACATCTGTCATATCACAAGCACTTCCAACTACACATCCACCTCCTGGTGTTTTATCTGTCAAACCACTAGCATTAACATCTGCTTCAAAAACTTCTACCGTGTTACCAGTATCACTACCATATATAGTAACACTTGTTGCTGTTTTGCCAGTAGGTATATTTACAAAAGCATATAATTCACCA